CTAGCAAGATCAAGAGCAAAGCTAGAGATAGGAAATTAATAGAATGGCTGTTCTGGGCTCTCTATCGTTTTGCCTTTGCTATGCTCCTATGGTTCTGTTTTGTAGCTATGCCCATCTTGAGCAATAGGCGCTATAGACTTATGAATGAGCTAGATGATTACTTCTATTGGATAGATTATATTATGCTATTTATAACTCGATTAAGGGAGGTGCTTAGTGTCTGATAATAAAACAGATAGAGAGCTAACAAGAGATGAGAAAGCTAAAAGAGGATGGTGGTTTAGTGTAGTATTCTTATTGATCGTTGTAGGCCTCATCCTATTTCTAACTTATGTAAAAATAGTTGATGAGAATAGGGATGTATTAGTAGGCATCCTAGGTATGGTCACAGGCTCGATAAGCAGCATGATGGCTATAGCCTCAGGGCGTGACCCCTCAGAAGTTGAGGAGCTTAAAGATAAGCTTAGTTCAGCCAATGCAGATAGAGAGGCGCTTATTGCTAGGCTAAGAGATGCCCAGATACAGATGCAGTTAAAGAATGATCAATTACTTGAGCTACAAACAGCAATCATTAACAAGCTCAGCCTCTTCAGTGATAAGCCCCCCATCACTACTAAATCAGAGCAAGATGTAGTTTTACATCCTGATGTTCAAAGGTGGCTATAAAAAACCCACACCCTAGGAGAGTCTAATTCTTAAGGTGCGGGCTGTTTGTTCAACTCTGGCACCTTACACTCTTAAGCTTTTTTATGACATAAAATCTTTGTTTGGATCATATACAGATTCATTTTTTCTTGGGGGGGGTAGGGTAATGAATATATATTCATCTGAATCTTCTTTAAATTGTTCTTCAATTTGTTCCTCAATATAATTAACTAAATCACTTACATGACCCCAGCTTTGATGTATAAAAATTAAAAACTCAGCACCGTTTGAAGCAGTAAGCTTAAAGTATTGTTGACCGTACAAGCCTAAAGTTACTAAGTGTTTATATTTTAGGAACTCATAAAAGCCATCTGATTTTTGGTTTTGTATTTGTAGCCATACTCTATCTAATTGTTTATTGTTCATTATTTTTTACTTCACTGTTCTCTCTGTAAATCTTACCCATGATTCTTATTTTCCTCTCAAGCGAGTAAATAAAAGCTTAACCACCTTACCTAGCCTCAAGCTTTTTTAAGCTCGTGGACAGACTAGGCAAGGTGGGTAAACCTACTTAAAACACGCCAATCCCAAAAAGAAAGACTTATCACGTTAACACTGTTAACACTTCAAAGTCAAGCAAAAAAATAGATATATTGCTAAAAACTTTATTTGTGCTTATAATGCTCTTAGAGCCCATTAAATTTAATAGGGGTACTATGAGCAAAGCAGAGAGAAACCCTAAGCACATGAGAGCCCTTGCGCCTCAGTTTAGAACTAGGGGCATTACAGGCACACAGCTCAATGGTGGCACCATTGCAGGTAAAGAGCAAAACCCTCGACTTAGTGGCCTTAACTGGGTTCAAGAGGCAGAGGAGATGCTTAGAACTGACCCTATCGTTAGGCGATCATGGCACATGCTAAGGCAGACCTTGCTAAGTGCTACATGGCGTTTTGAATCAGGCTTAGAGGGTGATGCAGTAGCTGATGAGCTTGCACGTTTTGCAAATGAGGCTTTTGGTTTCGATGGTTACTCTGGGCAGATGAGCCTAAGCTTTGAAGATCAGCTCGCTTATTTATTCGAGTTTGTCCCATTGGGCTATAGATATGCAGAGGAACTGTATAAGGTAGCCCCAGACAGCACAGGGCAGGTTAGAGTGTGGCTAGATCAGTATGCAGATCGTGAGCCATCAGCGCATAACAAGTGGCTCTCTCGTGACTCACAGCAATTAGATGGTGTGGTGCAAAATGTAGTAGGTACTACTTACACACCTGAGCCTATACCTGCTCATAAATTATTACTGCTCACCCTAAATAAAACAGGTTCAAACTTTGAGGGCGTGGGCATGTTACGCCCTGTATGGTGGTGGTGGCGTACCAAGCAGAGAGCAAGCAATCTAATGTGTGTAGGCTTGGATAGATGGGCTGTGCCTACTCCTAAAGTGGTAGTAGATAGATCTCAAGCAGAGATGGCAGGCCTCACAGATGCAGATGTTAACTCTATGATAGATGATGCAGAGGCTCAAGCTCAAGCTTTCTTAGCTACTGAGCAGAGCTATCTAGTAGAGAATAATGTAGTTAAGTTTGAGAGCTATGCAGAACAGCCTAACTTATATGCACAAGGCCCGCTTGATATAATCACTAAATGCAATGCAGAGATTAGTGCTAGCTTTTTAGCTCAGTTTGCTGATCTAGGCAATACTGAAACAGGCGCTAGGTCAGTAGGTGAGATACACCTTAGCATCTTTAGGCGTGCTGCTATTAATCTATGTGATATAGTGGCCTCTGCTATCAGTGGCATAGACAGAAGAGGCGGCGGTACCATTGGCAGATTGATTCGATGGAACTATGGCGCAATAGATGCAAGCAAGTTACCTAAACTCACTCACACTGGGCTTGATACTGATGACCTTGCAGAGAGCATGGGCATGTTACCACAGCTAGTACAAGCAGGTATCTTAACACCTGATGATGAATTAGAGAGAGCTATTAGAGAGAGACTAGGTGCAGGTGACTTGCCAGAGGAGGCGAGCAGATCAGCACTAGAAAGAACAGCCTCTGCAAAGGGTGGCAGTAGTCTAAGTGCTTTCACTGAAAAGCTCATTAGGAGTAAGCGCAATGGCTAAGACTCAAGCCCAAACCCCTGCCCCTAAAAAAGATAGAATTAAGGGCAGTGCTAAAAACCCTAAAGGCTCAGCCTCAGGCAGTAGGGGTGGCATAGACATTAGCAAACAGGCTGAGACTGCTATAAAAAACTTACTCGATAAGCATAATGATAGATATAATGCTAAGAGTAAAAAAGTAGATATGGGCATGCTTAAGGCTGTTTTTAGGAGAGGTGCAGGGGCTTTCTCTGTATCTCATAGGCCCGGTATGAATAGAACTCAATGGGCATTAGCTAGAGTCAAGGCTTTCTTGAAACTTGTAGGCACAGGTGAGAGAAAAAAATCATATAACACAGATCTAGACTTATTACCAAAGGGGCACCCACAAAGGACTGAGAAAAAAGCTGAGATGCTTGCACCTGCTAAATACTCTCATATAGACTTTAAACCACCTCAAGGCGCTCAAGATAATGCTAAGAGAGCATTAGAAGTAAGAGCAAGCAAGCCCCCATCTCAAAGGGGTATGACTGATGTAGGCATAGCTCGAGCACGTGACTTAGCCAACGGTAAAACATTAAGCCCAGATACTGTTAAGCGTATGCTTGCATATTTCGATAGACACGAAGTAGATAAAAAAGGTTCCACGTGGAACATACAGGGCAAAGGGTGGCAAGCTTGGCATGGGTGGGGCGGTGATGCAGGTTATGCCTTTGCTAGAAAAGTAGTTAAACAGATGAAAACTGCAGATGAGAAAACTAAATCACTTAGGGCATATGGTGAGGCTTTGCAATTAGCAGAGCCTGTGCCTACTTATGATGTGCCAGATGGGCTCATTATTGGTAAGCCCTTTAAGACGCTTGCTCTAGGTCAAGTAAGCTCTAGGCTTAATGGCTCAGCTATTGGCTCAGAAATTGATACAAAGATGCTCTCTGAGATGGTGAGAGTATTTAAGTCTAGACGTGATGCAGACCCTGTAATCATTGATTGGCAGCACGCTACATCACCATTTAATGGGGGCTCACCTGCCCCCCCAGAGTCAGGAAATGCTCTAGGTCTTATAGTAGATGTAGAGCTTAGATCAGATGGCCTTTATGCTATTCCTGCTTATAATGAGCGTGGCTTAGAGGTCGTAAAAAATGCAGGTGGTGTGCTTTGGTCAAGCCCTGAGTTTATTGCAGGTGATGTATACACTAGAGATGGTGGTGACAAGATAGGCACAGCACAATTATTAGCAATTACTTTAACCCCACGCCCTGCACAGTCTAATGATAAGATTAGCAGGGTCACACTTTCAGAGGAGCTAGCTGAGATGGATAATCTTGAAGAGCTATCAAATGAGGCCTTACGTGATATGGTGCGTGAGCTTCAAGATGTAATTAAAAACATGAAGGCAGATTCTGAGGCTAAGCTTACAGAAGTTAAAAAAGATGATGATGAGCCTAAGAAAATGGCTGAGCCTAAAGATAATGATTCTGAAAAAATGACAGAAATTAAAAAAGATGATGATGAGCCTAAGAAAATGGCTGAGTCTAAAGATGAAAAAAAGAGCTATAATATGAGTGAAAATTATAATGTTATGCTCTCAGAAGTGACTGCACTGCGTGAGCAAGTAGCTAAGCTTACTGCTGATAAAGAAGCAGTAGAGATGAGAGAAGCTGTAAGCACTTTATTAAGAGAGGGCCGTATTACCCCTAATGAACAAAAGACAGCAAATGATGCATGGGCAGTAAGAGACACACACCCTGCTTTCTGGCAGATGTTTAGCGAACGCCCAGTTAATAGCTCAGTGCCACTTAATCAAGTTGGACATGGTGCAAGTGGTGAGGAGATCTCAAAGGCTACTTTAGATGCTGAGATTAACAAGCTAAAAAAAGAAAAAGGCATCACTTACTCAGAGGCCCTAAATGAATTTAGAGCTAATAACGTTGAATATTATAATAAAGCATATGGAGTAAACTAATGAATAATCAAACTATTCAAACTTTTGTTGCAAGTGGTGCTATTACTGAGTTTGCTTTAGTATCACTTGATGCTGCAGGTAAAGTTAAAATTACAGAAAATGGCACTGAAAAAGCTTGCGTTGGTATTGCTCAGAGAGCAGCCGCAGCAGGTGAAGCTGTAGAAGTAGTTACAGCAGGATTAAGTAGAGCTATTGCAGGTGGCAATATCACAGCTTCAGCTGACCCTAGATTAAAAGCAGTAACAGGCACTACAGGTAAAGTCGAGACCGTAGCAAGCGGTGACTTTGCAGTATGTCGCATGATTCCTAACATTAACCAAACTACAGCAGCAGACAATGATCAAATCTTGGTTATGTTTGTAGGCCCAGTAGTAGTAGAACCTTAAGGAGCCTAAAAAATGGCATCATCATATTCAAATTTACATCCTGTAGACCAAATCCTTACAGGCCTTGTAGCTGAGGTAATCCCTAGTGATGCTCAGCTTATTGCTGATAAGGCGCTTGAGACTATTAGCATACCTGAAAGAAGCGGAACTCTACTAGTAGAGGAAACAAGAAACTTTATGGGCGCAGGCGCAGGCCTAGATCTAGAACGTGCTGCAGGTGCCTCTCGTGCTATGATTGGCTCATTTGACCGCACTAGCCAAACATTTAAAGCTAAGATCTTCTCAGCCTCTGATAGCATTGCTATGGAGGATATCTTTGATAGTCAATATCCCGGATCTGAAGAGGCCCGCATTGCTCGTAAGGTAAGCAGAGTGCTTAAGCTTGACCGTGAGAAGCGCCTTGCAGATCTGCTTTTTAATACAGCTAACTTTAACAATTCTGCAGCAGCTAGCACTTTCGATGCAGCAGGTGCTGAGCCTCTTAGTGAGTTGTTTGATCTTAAAGATACAATCTTCTCAGCAGCACATGGCATTAACCCAGATACTTTAATTTTCGGACGTAAGGCCTTTAGAGCCCTAGCTAAAAACCCAGAAGTTAGAGGGTATGTAGGTGATTCTACAAAGGGTATTGCAAGTGGTAACAAGATCTTAAATGATGAGGCTGTTTTAGCCTGCTTAAGAGATGTACTAGGGATTACTAACATCTATGTAGGACAAGCTTTAAGAGAAACTGCAGTAGCAGGCGCAACAAGCTCAGAGGCAGCTATCTGGGATGGTAAAAAAGTCTTTATGGGTATCTTGCGTGGCTCTGATGCAGTAGTGCAAAAATCAGGAAATGTAAAGGGTATGCCTGTGGCTGCTCTTAATCTTCAATTCTCTAACATGGTAGCAGGCCAATATGATGCGCTTGATAAAACTAGACGCTATGTATGGGGTGAGGAAGTCAATACTTTCCATAAAGTTGATAGCACCTTAGGCCATGTTCTTACAGGCTGTCACTCTTAAGGTTTTGATCTGTGCTCTATTGCTCATGTGGACAGCCTACTATTACCCTGATGAGTGAGGATGCTGATAAGCGTGCTATAGATGATTTATCTAAGCAAGCTCAAGAGGCATCATCTGCCACTATGGCTACACTCATTAGGGCAAGGCGTGATCAAATTAGAGCAGAGATAACAGCAGAGCAAGA